GGGAGTAACTATAGTAGAAGGTAGTTGGTATGATGTAAAAGATACATTAAGTACTTATGATGGTTTATTTATGGATACTTATGGTGATCAAGATATGGATAAATTTTCTACAGTTTTACCATCATTAATGAAAGCAGGGGGAAAAGCAACATGGTGGAATTCAATGACTGGATCAGATAATTACTATGATATTTCAGATGTAACATATGACGTATATGACGTTAACCCACCATTAAATAGCTATTTTAATTATAATCAATATTATTTACCTAAAAAACAATATTAAGATATGCCTGTAGTAAATTTAAATTGGTCGAAAAATGCAATTGCTGCAATTGGTCCTTCTGGGCAATCTAATTTTACGAATGCTAGAGAAGCAGAAGAATCTACTAGTAGTGATGTTAATTCAACAGGTAATAATACCATAGCTGCTGGTTTTATTAGATCATCCGGTAGAGGTGGTGCTAGTTTTGGTTTTAGAAGATCATATTATGGTTTTGATTTTACAGGATATACTGCGGGAACAATAACAAATTTAGCACTTCATTATACACCAACTACTCAATCATCCGGAACTTTAAGTAATAGATTAGCACAATTTACTGGGTTTGGTGAAGAACTTGGTTCTAATTATAATGATGGTGACTGGTGGGATAGTATTGCAGATCCTTTAGTACCTTATAGTAATGCTTTTAATTCAGCAGATAATACAACTCCTGCTGATGTTACATTACTTTCACAAGCAATAACTGATGCTAAAGCTGATGGGTTTTTAAAATTAGTTTTAATGAATGCTACAGATTATAACAATTTAAATATATCAGTTGATGTAAGTAGTTTTACAAATTGGAACCAATCAAGTAATAAGACTTTTTTAAGATTTAATTACGCTGCACCTGGTTATAATCAAGTAATTAATGGAGTACCATCAGACCCTGACAGTAAAATAAATGATGTTAGTTATACTAATGTATCACAAGTAATAGGAGTAAGTTAAAATTAAAAAATAATACATTATTAGAGTTTTTCTAATATGTATAACAAAATATAATGATTAACAAAGGAAAAGTTTTAGATAAAGAAGAAATTAGTAAAATTCAAGAGTTAAAAGATAGACTAAAGAAAATTACAGAGGTTTCAGGAATTGTAGAAATACAAAATTATAACATTCAAATAAAAAAAGAACAATTAAAATTGAGTTTACAAGGTTTACAACAAGAAGAAGCTACTTTAGCTAAAGAGCTAGAAGGAAAGTATGGTCCTGGTACCATTTCTTTAGAAACAGGCGAATTTTTACCAAGTAAATAGAATTTTGAAAAAATTTAGTATATTTATCATAAAAATAACATAAAATGGCAGAAACATTAATTTCCCCAGGAGTATTAGCAAGAGAAAATGATCAATCTCAAATAACTTCTCAACCAGTACAAGCAGGAGCTTGTATCGTTGGTCCAACGGTTTTAGGTAAGGCAAATATACCTAAATTGGTAACAAGTTACTCAGAGTATTTGGCTAATTTTGGTAGTACGTTTACAAGTGGTTCAGACACATACACTTACTTTACATCTATATCAGCATATAACTATTTTAATAATGGTCGTACATCATTAATTGTAAGTAGAGTAGTATCTGGTTCATTTACTGCGGCAACATCTTCAGCTGTAAGAAACGAAGTTGAATCTGGTGTATTACAGGATAGCTTTAATATGAGTGGATCTATTACAGGTGCTACAGGTGGAACAGCAGGTGTTGCATTAACAGCACAAGCAGCTAGTTCACAAACTGGTGCAGGTACAGGAGCAACTTTTGATTATACAGTATCACAAGGTTTAGGAAAACTAATAGTTTCAGATAACGTTTTTGGTGAAGTAACAACAAATACAACAACAGGAGGTGCTGCATCATATACAGACGTATCAGTAACTACTAATTTAGTAGGAACAGGTGCAACTTTTGATGTAACAGTAGCAGGAACAACAGCTCCAGCTGTTACAGCAGTAACGGTTGACGCAACAAGTGTAGGATCAGGATATGTTGCTGGTGAAATATTAACAATAGCAGCAGGTGCTTTAGGAACAGGACAATTAATAACTGCTCAAAATATATTAGCAATTTCTAGTGGATTAACTGGATTTGGTAACACAGCAGGACCATTTACTAAACCACAAACTTCAACAAGTGGAGCAGGTACAGGAGCTTCAGTTACAATAACAGGAGATGGAGCAGGTAATGTATCAGTAATTACCGTTTTAAATATTGGAACTGGGTATGTAAGTGGTAATACTATCACAATTACAACAGCTGATTTAAATAATGGTGCAGTTGGTTCAGGAGCTTTTGCTTCAACACAAGATATAGTAATAACACTATCAGCTACACAATTACAAAATTCAAGTGCTGTTGTATTAACATTAGCCGCAGCAACAGGTACTCAACCAAAAGGACCAAATGTAGCATTTGGTGTAACATCATTAGTAACTTCAGCAGCCGGAACAGGATATGCAGTTGGTAATGCACTTACATTTACAGGTAATGCCTTAGTAGGAACAGGTAATTCACCTTTAGTACTTACACTACAAGATGCAGATTTATTAGATGCAGAAGCTTTTGTATTAGAAACATTAACAGATGGTGTAGTAATGAATAGTAATGACGCATCAGGATCAAATGGAACATTAACTAATGGAACCGTTGATAATGTTAGATGGGAAATACAAGGTAGAAATGAAGCCCAAGGTACATTTAGTGTAATAGTTAGACAAGGTAATGATACAGCAACAGCTAAAAGGGTATTAGAAATATTCCCTAACGTATCATTAGATCCTAATCAATCTAACTACATATCTAGAATAATAGGAGATATGACAGATACTAGAAGAGGATCAGGTACTGATTTATATATTCAGTCTACAGGATCTTTTGCAAATGCTTCAAGATTTATAAGAGTAAAACAAGTAAATTATAAAACACCAGATTATTTCGATAATAATGGTGCAGCAAAAACAGCATTTAAACCTTACCTTCCAGATAACGCAAGTGGATCATTTGGTGGAGCTGAAGGAAGAATTTTTAATGGAGCTTTCGCTAAATATTATGACGAAATTTCAGATACAAATACTCAAGGATTTGCATCTACAGAAATGACGGCTTATACAAATGCATTTAATTTATTAGCAAATAAAGATGATTACAAATATAATATTATAACAGCTCCAGGATTGTATTATGCAGCGTCAATGATGGCAACTCCATTAAACACGTTAGTGCAAAATACTCAAACAAGAGGAGATGCTATAGCAATAATAGATTTAGTTGATTACGAATCATCAGTAACAGCAGTAACAGCACAAGCTGCATCAATAGATAATTCATATGCTGCAAGTTATTGGCCATGGGTACAAATAATGGATCCAGATTCAAGACGATTAGTATGGTCGGTACCATCAGCGATGATTCCGGGTGTATACGCGTATAATGACAAGACAAGTGAAGCTTGGTTCGCTCCCGCTGGTATCAATAGAGGTGGTTTAAGTACGGTTGTACAAGCAGAAAGAAAATTAACTCAAACTAATAGAGATGATCTATATACAGGAAAAGTTAATCCAATAGCAACATTCCCAGGAAAAGGAGTTGTAGTATTTGGACAAAAAACATTACAATCACAAGCTTCAGCTTTAGATAGAATAAACGTTAGAAGATTATTAATAGCATTAAAAAATTATATAGTACAAATTGCTGATAATTTAGTATTTGAACAAAATACAGCTGCTACAAGAAATAATTTCCTAGCACAAGTAAATCCATATTTAGAATCAGTACAACAAAGACAAGGTTTATTCGCGTTTAAAGTTGTAATGGATGCTTCAAATAATGGACCGGATGTAGTTGATAGAAACCAAATGGTAGGTGCAATATATGTACAACCAACAAGAACTGCTGAATTCATTTATTTAGATTTCAACATTTTACCAACTGGAGCTCAATTTCCATCATAAGAAGTATAAAACATAATATGTATAATAAAATAAAACAACAATAAAATGGCAGTAGTAAATCCAAACGAAATGTTTTTCACAGCTTTTGAA